AGTATCTCTTCAGAGTTAGGGTTTCTCCTTTCAAAGATATCTCCGTTGATAACAACGTGGGAGCATGGCTTCTTGTTTACCAAGTCCAAAAGTGTTTCCACCTGCCTTTCTAAAAAGCCAGGAAGATAATCAGACCGTAGGTGCAAATCCGTTAGGATGACAACTTTACTATTTTTTAACATAATCAAAAATTTCTGCTTCATTTAGCAGACGTCCCTCCGATGCAAACTCAGCTTCAATCAAATCCCCAAAGGAACGACCAGCTTCAACGTCAACCACAAACGGAACAACGAAATCCAATCCATACAATGTTTTAAAATCTTCAGTGCTTTCCAAAACATACTTCATCATTTCGATTACTTTGGACATATCTTTTCTAGAGCATTGAACTTCAACAGAGTCGTGGACAGTGGCAAGAATCTGCGCATCTAAACCTGAGGCTTTGATGTACTTTTGCAGACGTAAGATTGAGTGTAACATGAGGTCAGACGCTGAACTCTGAATAACAAAGTTCATACCTTGACGTAACGCACGATACTGATACTTTTTGTTTGGGCTCGTTACATTAGGTAAATGTCTTCTTCGCCCAAAAATACTTACAGCATATCCGTTTTCTCTCACAAACTTATGTACGAAGTTAATCCAATTAAAAACTTTTGGGAACGCGTCTTGATAAGAACGGAAAATATTTTTACAATACCCTACATCCTTACCTATCTGTTCTGCTAGTTTGTTTGGACCACCGCCATACACAATCAAAAAGCTTACGCTCTTTGCAATCTGTCTTTCTTGTTTAGTTACATCCTTGGGGTCTTTTCCAAACACCAACGATGCGGTGAAACTGTGCAAGTCCTGGCCGGAGTTGAACGCTTCGATAAGGTTCTTGTCTCGACAACACTGAGCGAGTACGCGTAACTCAGCTTGAGAGAAGTCAGCCGCGAGAAACACTTTGTCATCATCGGCTTTCATCATACTCCTCAAATTCACCTCATCATTGTCATCAGGACGAGGGAGTGTGTGAAACGAAATACCTTTCTTCTTTTTAGGACCGGCTGCATATGTAGAGCAGCTTAGACGACCTGTAACAACGTTTCCGAAGTTATAGCTTGAGTATACTCTACCATCTTCGTTGTACTTTACAGCGGCTTCTACACCCTTTACATACGTCTTGTGTTGCTTAACACGGAACTTGTATTTCAATAGCAACTCAATGTATTCTTTTGCATCGCCTGTCGCGGTTACTGCAACCTTTTGTAAGTGAGCCTCAGAAATAGAAGGAGCCTTTGTCTTCTTAGAAAACTCAACCGCCCTCAACCCGAAACCTTCTTTAGTAAAGAGAAGCAACCCCATGTCTGCGTTAGACCGTGGATTCACTCCATCTATAACTGAAAGCTCTGATAACTTCTTCTCCATATCGGAAATCTCTTCCTCAAGAAGTTCGTCAAACCGAGATACACAATCGTTATCAACCAAGATACCTCGATGCTCGATATCAGAAGCCACGACAAGAATCTCTTTAAGAAGTTTGGAGTAAACATGGTTTACCCCTTTCTTTTTCATCTCAGTAGACATAAGGGAATGAGCTCGAAGAGTAAAGTCGGCATCCATGGCATTACCAAGAGCCATTTCATCGAGCGGCATATTTTCCCAGTCGTGGGTTCCTCCATCGGTTACTGTTAACATTAAGCTATAGTTTCTAAAAGTTTAGCGGTTACAAGATATGGGTCACAAGTGGCGGCTGGTCTGCGGTCTTCGAAATACCCTTTTCCATCAGTATAAACTTTTTCAGGAACACGAACACTCGCTCCACGGTCGCCTACTCCCCAACTAAAGTTATTATAGTCCGAAGTTTCACATTCTCCCGTTAATCTTAGGTCGTTACCTGTGCCGTATACTTTAAGGTGTTCCGTATGAGCTTTCTCTAGCTTAGACATAACTTTTTCAATAGCTTTAAAATCCTTACGCATAGACGCAGTTGATACGTTGACGTGGCAACCCGCACCATTTAAATCTTTATAAATTTTAGGATGGTATGAGATACGCATGTTATATTTTTCTGCGCCTCTCTCTGCAATATAACGAGCCATCCATAAATCGTCAGCAGCTTCTAACGCTGTTTTAGGATTAGTTTGATACTCCCACTGAGAAATCATTACCTCAGCGTTAGCGCCAAACAGTTCTATACCAGCTTCATAGCACTTTTCTAAGTGTTCTTCAGCAACTAGACGCCCTATCACACGACCGGCTCCTACACCACAATAAAACTCTCCTTGAGTAATGGTCTCAGGAATAAGGGGTTGTTGCATAGCGTCTGTTAAAGTATACTCTTGTTCGAAACCAAACCAAGTATCGTTGTTCTTCATTTCAGCTAATGCTCTACGCTTGTTTGATTCGTGAGGAGTGCCGTCGCTATTCATAACCTCACACAAGGCGAGGTAACTATCATCACTAAACGGGCTGTCGTAAACGCGAACAGGTTTTAACGTTCTATCAGAATCGTTAAGTGTTCCTTGCGAAGTGCTACCTCCGTCAAAAGACCATTCAGGCAAGTCTTCAAGCTCTTGTTTGTGTTTAAACACCCTAGTCTTTGAACGTAGTTGAGGCATATCCTCAGACCCGTCCAACCAAATATAATCTACTTTTATCATTAAAATCTCTCCAGTTCTTGTGGGAAGTATTCTTTTACCAAATCCATCAAACCGTGAGGTAAGTTTTCATCGAGTAAAGAATGCATAATTTTGGTATCACCAATATTATTAAAGGTGTTTATACCGAAAGTCATCAAGAATTTTATATCAAATTGACAGTTATGAAAAATTTTCTCAATGTCTTTGTTGCTCATCAAAGATGAAAGTCGGTCTTTGATAACCTTCATATCAACGTCATCAAAAGGACTCTCTCTGTGGTAAATAGGAATCGTGAATGCTTCTGATTCTCCGTAAGAGAATGCTATGGTTGACATCACGTCCTTTTTAAAATCCAAACCTGTGGTTTCTATATCCACTCCCAAAGCTGGGTGCATCTCAGCCCTGTCCATTTGTTTGTTTACTTCATCAATAGTTTTGCAAAGCACATAACCAGTACCATCAAACTTATTTTTGTTAAGTATAAACTTGTCGTAAGCGTTGTTAATATCTTGAACAAACAGTTTACGTAGCTTTGGTTCTAGAAACACAAGGTCTGAGCTATACGTAGGAACGACAGGACAGTCTTCGTGTGCAAACTCTTTACCTCTTTTGTTAAACAAACCAGACTTCTTTAACAAAGTCTTCATCGCAACATTACCAAGTGGGATGATAAGCGTAGGGTCAATCTCCTCCAAGTCTGCATAGAGAAACGGTCTGTGTTCATTGTAATCTGCTGTAGTTAAATCATCTTCAGAGATGTTTGGTTCTCTTATCGCAGGTACAAACTGATAATGACCGTCAGGAAGATTAGTCTCTTTAAGTAAAGTGCTGACGATGGCGTGTTCATGGTCATTGAAATCATACAACGAACCCCGTTCACGGTACTGACACGTGGTAATAAAAACAATCTTTTCATCACCAACATCATTAGACGAATAATCTTTTGATTTTTCATCTTTATCAAAATTTTCAAGTAATTTATCTAAATCCATAGTCTATCATAAGTTATGCCAAAAAGAAAAAAGAAGAAACATTATATCAACAATAAAGAGTTTGAGCAAACAATATTTAACTATCTAGAAGATAACGAAAAATATGAAGAAGAGTTAATAAAACAATTAGATTTGCTCATAACAAGTATTTTAATATCATTTAAGTTTAAAGTTGATTTTGATGATGCGAAGCAAGAATGCTACGTATTATGTCTGAAAGTTCTTAAAAACTTTTCCAAAGAAAGAGGGTCAGCTTTTAATTACTTCACTACCGTTATAGTCAATAACCTGAAGCTTATTTATACGAAAAATAAAAAGTATCAGGAGAAGATTGCAATATACCGGGACAAGAAGATTAAGAGTTTTCTTGAGGAGTAATATGGAAAAAATTATAAATTTTTGGATACTCTACATCAACCCTAACTTTCTTGTTAGCTAGATGAACTAAAGAAGGTGCAGTCGTTATTGAGAAAGAAGCAAACGAAGCTGGTAAATCCCAACTGTTTACTAAATACACAATCTCATCACCTTCTTCCTCAGCCCATGCCTCAGCTTTCTTTACCATACGCATCGATGATTTACACCACAGAGAATAGTAAAGAACCGAAAAGTTATTTTTCTTTCGGTGCTTCAACACTTCGTTTAGCTCTTTCTCAGTCGTTAGCTTTTTCAGTGTTCTCATCTTCGTCCACTCCAGCAAACTCTTCTTCAGCCATCTCCATAGCAGCGTCAGCTTGTTCGGGGGTCATAGATTTCATGATGGCTTGCTTTTCGTCATCCGTCATGTTCTCGACACGTTCATTTAACTCAGCAGTAATCGCATGTATGCCTTTAAAAAACATAATACGTGCAAGTGTGTCGTTACTTACGTTACCACCAGTAAGAGCTTGGCTAAGGTTGTGCCACTGCTCTGTTTCTTCTTTGTTTAGTTTAATATATAATTTCATACGTCGTCCTCCGTCTCGGAGTTTGAAGTTACCAAAAGTTTCGCCATCAACGGCAAATGTGATTTTTGCTTTGTCGGCATTCATAACATATAATAGTACACCATGTCAGAAAATTACGAATCTCTTTTAGGATTTGGAGAATTCTCCAAAAAAAAGCGCGTGAACAGTAAACGCAAAGGAAGCAACTTCGAAAGAAAGATTGCTAAGATACTGAACGAAAGGTTAAACACGAAAGAGTTTAGTCGTACTCCTGGTTCTGGTGCTTTCGCTACCACTCACAAGAATCTACCAGAGAACTTACGTATCCAAGGTGATTTAATTACTCCAACCTCTTTTCCATTTGTTGTAGAGTGTAAAAATGGTTATGATGTACAACTTGATGATTTGTTCAAAAGAAAGAGTGATTTTAAGTCTTTCATCTCACAAGCACAGAAAGACGCCTCTCATGCGAATAAGGAATGGATGGTAATCTACCAGAAGACGAGACGAATGGCTATGGTAGTGGTCGGGAAGCAGTATGACGTGAAACCCGAGTTAGTTTTAGACAAAAGCTACTTTATCTATCCTCTGAATGAGTTCTTGAAGCTGCCTGACAAAATCTTCGGCGCGTAGTGATTCATCAACACTTCCAGCAACCAGTTTTAGATTATTTTTTGCAAACTCTTTACTAACAACAAAGAACTGAGAAGCGGTTGTTTCTTTTCTACGAAGAGAGATGTTACATATCTCCTCACCTTCTTCAGACATAAACTTTGTTTTTGTTGCTGTAAACTCCATCTTAGCTCCCCCGATGATTTGAGACAGCGCGGACCCTACTACATCGCTTTCCATACCCATGTACGTACCTCTATCCCCTGTAAGAATGAACGCTTCTCTTTCGGTGGACATTCCCGTCACAGCAGCTTCGATTGCCATGTTGTATCTCATACCAGGGTTTTTGGAATTCCTAGCCCTGTACCCTTGGGTGAGAGCAGTTGTTAGCTCAGCTTTCAAACGACGTTTAACTTTAGGGTCTTTTGTTTTGTTGTACTCCTCCATTCTGTCGTAAAACTGTGAGTAGCGTTCTAGTTTTTCATAATCAAGTTTAGAAATTTGAGTTGATGCAACATCTTTCAGCGCTCCAGGTTCTATCTGTCCTATGGTAGCTATCATATCATCGACATACTCTACCTCATTTCTACGATAGGTTTCCGCTTGAGTTCTCCAATCATCAGGAAGGTCTTTATCAGTTATCTCCTGTATGTAATCAGCTTGTTTCTCTCGCACTGTGTTCACAGCTTCGTTTTCTAACGCTCTGAGTTTACCCAAACTTCTTTTACCTGTATCAATCCAAGGACCTCCTCTATCATCTTTAACGCTTGCCCTGAAACAAGCAGGGTCTTCGGTCTGTCTATCTCCCTTAGCATCTAAGCTTTTATTAACAACTAATCTAGAATAAACTCCTTTGGCGTTTCCTTCAGGACATTCTGCCTCAATATCAGCGTTTACGCTTCTACCGTCATCGGTAATACCAGCTTGTATATCTCCAACTTTTTTGTAAGAGAATCCTGGAGGTAGGGATTCGACCACATCTTTAAAGTTTAGTAGGTTCTTAGTTATAAGCCATTGAAGAGCTTTCTTTTGGTCAGGACTTTCTCCAAACTCCTCCGCGATGTCATCGACTAATTGAACTGCACCTTCTTCGGACATACTAGCAACTTCTAACTGGTCTATATCTCCCGCGGCTTTACCTTCAGCAACCTGTAAGAATAACCTAGTGTTATGTTTATCCCCCATTTGGCTAACCATCTCACGGTAAGCTTTTTTAAACCCTCTTGTATTTTTTTCAACGAACAGCAAGTGAGCTAACTCTGCGTAATGTTCGTTCATCTCTCCATTGATAGCGTTGAACTGGTTTTTGGCTGCGGACGCCAATCTTCCTCTAGGTACTAAAGGTTTTTCTTTTCCATCAACGTTGCAGGTTTTCTCATCAAGACCATCAGCAAGTCTGTACACAGGGGACTTTTCGCTTCCTAATTTCAGTCCGTATACATCTCCTCCATTCGTTAGTTGCTCCCCTCCGATAGCAGCTAACTGCCCGCCGCAAGAAGAACCCCCTTTCATATACACTCCACGAGATTTACCAGTACCACGTAATCTGGTACAGTTCATTAAAAAATCACGGTCAGACTCACTTATGTTGTCGCACGTAGTAATATTGTTTTTTAACTGGTACGCTAAAGACATAAGACGATTCTGAGCGGAGGTTAGGTCTTCAGCCGCTTTGTCTATATCAGCTATCGTCGCATCTCTTTCTTCAAAAGCTTCTTGTGCAGCTTTGAATATTAAAGTACGAGCTCCCAACCCTCTCATTTGACGTTGATTGGATTTTGTCCAAGTGTCGATATCAGGTCCTTGTAAACCAACCTCTGCTAAAAAAGCACGTTGTTGTTGAAACGCGAGCTCAGCTTGTTCTTCAAAATATGGTTTCGCTCCTTCTTGGTCAGCTGCCGGTAAGTCCATTTCAAGGGGAGGAGGACCTAAAACTTCTTTATCCGCTCCATCACCGCCGTCAGGTTTGTTAGCCGCTAGGACATCTTTATTTGCATTGTAGTAATCTACCATCGCTTTCCATTCAGGTTCGGTAAAGCGAGTGGCTTCTTTACTTCCTTGCGGGTTAAAGGCAGCCCCTCTGTAAGCAATCATTGGTGCTGGTTGTTCTTTGCGACCTCCAGTATAAGAGTATGCAACATTTCCTGCATTTGCTTTCGCGTCTGCTAACGCTTTTTGACCGTCCACAGCAGGCACTGGGTTTACGACTTGGGCGGGAAGGTCATTAGGAGCAAAATTAGAAACCATTTTTACAGCTTGCGCTGGGTCTTGCGTAAACTTACCTTCCATCAAAGTCCCTCCGGACTTTTCGTACGCTGTCAAGAATGATTCAAAATTTCCCATGATATATTAAAGTAGGCTTCCCTAGTATTTACCAGAGAAGCCTATAAAAACTTTTTAATTTGTTATACTTCAGGTGCTACTACTGGAGATAGTACGTCGTCAATATCAGAGTTTTCAGTAAATTGAACAGCGAAGTCGTAACGCAGAGTCATTTCAATAGTATGGAACTCGTTAGTTGCGTAGTTGAATTCACCTAATTTCCATCCTTTTGGATAGCAACCGTAAAGGTTAACGTGGGAAGTAGGATTGCGATGAGCGTCTAGTTGCCAAATAGTAACAGTCTTCTTAAAGAGAGGTGCTTCTACCAAGCCAGTGAGTTGTTCTGGGCTTTGAGCAACTTCAGAAGTTCCGTTACCTAAACCTGCGTAGTGAACACCATAAACAGGGTCGTACACAGTTCTAATCCACGCATACAGAGCGTCCGCAATATCACCTTTAATAAAGTTATCGAACGTAACTGTAATCTCATCAGGACTAGGCTTACCTGGATAATAGAACTTTTCGTTAACACGATGTACTTCTATATCTTCAACAGTAAATCCTGGTTGAGTAATTTGCTTGGCTGCTAAGGTTAAACGGTCTTGGTTTTGAAGCCCAGGAACATTACCTAACGAGCCAGCAAACTTAGGAATTTGAATCTCCCACGAATATGCGCGGTAAGATTCGAGAGCGTGTGATAATCGAGGAGAGTCAGCAATTAATTCTGCTGCTCTATCGACGTAAAAATTTCCTTGTGCCATAATAAGTTTCCCTTAATTTATATAGTGCTTACACTGAAGCTCCTTGATTTGTGAGGTTAAGCTCAAAGACCAATACTTCAGCAGTTTTGGTTGGTTTGAGAATAATCTTACACCATAGTTCGTTTCTGTCAACGCGTAGTGGGGTGTTGGTGCTAGAATCACACACAACTTTAAATGATACTAAGCCTCGTCTTTGCTGAATGTCTGCAAGTGCAGGGCTGATAACGTTTCTCACAGCTTCCCAAGTAATTGGGTCGTTTGGCTCAAACACGAATCTACGTGCACTTTGTAGAACCAATCTACGTAAGAAAATCATAAGTCTTCGAACGTTGATTCGGTCTAGTGCAGTTGCAGCTCTTTGACCAGTCTTTTGTCCGTAGATTACGATACCGTCGGTTGTAAACTTAGTTATTGGGTTTACAATGTTACCTGGACCGTAAAGTGCATCTCTATCACCTTGGTTAAGTTTAACTTCAACATCAGTAGGTTTAGTTAGACGACCTCTAGTTAGACCAGCAGGTGCGAACCAAGGGTCTGCAACTTCATCAGTAAAGCACATCTGTCCGATTGCGTAAATTGAAGGGTCGTAGAATCTATCTTTACCAGTGAAGGCGTCGAAAGATTTAACCCAAGGCCAGTATACAGCGGCGTAACTACTGTTTATAGAAGCAGTTCTGCCTGTTGCTTTACCGTTAGTCCATGCGATTGCTTGTTGAGAGTTTTGGAATCCTACAGGAGGTGAAACAACTGCTAAGAAGTTTTGAGTGCTTTCAGCAAGACTTATCAGTGCGTTTTGCACAGATTGGTCTGTAACACCTGGAATAGCAGCCATTGTTACTGGTACATCCTCTTGGTCAAGAGCGTACAAGCCAGTTTTACTACCTGTATCTCCAATCAACGCACTTCTAACAGTTGAGTTTGAAAGGTTACCGTTGAAATCGGATGCGTCACCATTCTTACCTTGTGAGAAGTCGTAAGTTCCTTCTTGCAAAGCCACACAACGGAAAGTTTTGCTCGCTGCCTGTAATTGTTGTGAACCTCGTAGGAAGTCTAGAGCACCAGCGATGGTGCCCGTTCCATATTCAGTAGGTAAGCTTGCGGTCCAACCAGGGACACCAGATACAGTTCCTGTACCATCAGTTCCTGGGTTAGTAGTTACAGTCCCACTTTCATATGCGTAGAAGTTACCTTTCACATAGTTTGAAACAGCATTCGTAATACCTTTAGTCAATACGTCTTCTGGATAATTGCTTGTGGCTGACGTAGTGTTGTTTGGTTTAGCGATAGCCATGTCGTAAGTTTCTTCTGTACCCCCATTGTAATTAATATTTAAATTAAATTGACCGTCACGGTTGGTTTGATTAACAACGGCTTGCAGACCTCGGAACTGTATACCTCCTTGATAGTTGATAGCTGAATAGTTGTAACCTAGTCCAGGGTATAGTGATTGTAGCGTGTAAGCTCCAGCCTCTCCAGACGTTTCAAAGGTAACACCACTAGCGGCACCTCTACCAGCGCCCATTGCGTTTCCTGTCCTGGTGTACGTAGTGGATGATAATGGTTGGTAACCTGCCTCACCTTCAAAACCGCCAGAACAAGCTCGCAGAATATTAACGTGAGTTAATGCATCAGGAGCAAAGTTTGTAACTGTTGATATAAACGTTAAATCGTTAACATCGATTGGAGTGGATGATAAGTAACTACCTTCCCAGTCAATAGCTTTACCAGTGTTGGCATTAGCCAACATACTAGAAGAAATAAATGTCTCTATTTCCAATCTAGAACCTTTGTCATTGTTACCTGCACCACCTTTTCTAGCTACAAAAAGACCACTAGCAGCTCCAAGTCCACTAGGGATGTACGTTACATTGCCAGTGTCTGCATCAAACGCATCTCCTACACCAGCAAGAATGGCGTTGTTCCAATCTACAGTGGTCCAAGAAGCACTTGGGGTGGTTGGCATAAGCGAGCCACCTTCAACAGAAGATACATATGGACGCTCTCTATA